AATCAGATGAAAACGCGAGTACTTGACTTGATTGACAAATTGCGAAAAAATCAAAAACTTCCGGCAATGATTGTTGGGTTCAGTTGTAAACGTTTGAATACCTTATCTACCTATTTGAACTCCATCAACTTATGCGAAAATAAAAAGTGTTCCTCTATGGTTCACATTGAGTTCAGCAAATTACAAAAACGGATTCCACCCGAGGAGTGGGTTTTGTTTGAACGTTTTAAAGAATTGGCGAAGCGAGGAATTGGTGTACATCATTCTCAAAATCCGAAGCATTACCTTGAAATTTTACCCAAATTGGTCAAAAAAGGATACATCAAAGTTATCTTTGCAACATCAACGCTGAGTGCGGGGATTGATTTACCGGTACGCACCGTCGTTTTAAGCGACCTCATCATGCCCTCGGAAAATGGATTTAGGTTGATAGAAACGAATTTATTCCATCAAATCTGTGGGAGAGCTGGGCGACCAGGATTAGAGACACAGGGGAATGTAGTCATCCTCAAATGGAAGAAAATCAAAAATGGAAAAAAACAGGTTAATATCCAAAATCTCATCACAACCCCTCCGGCACCGGTTACGAGTAAATACAGACTGACTCCTTCTGTCATTTTGAACATCCTCTCAAAAGATGATCCAGACAGAATCATTAATACGCTAGTACTTCAAAGTTTTGCAACGAGAAGTCAGACAAATATATCATCATTGGTCGTTCGATGTATGAAAATCACAAAAGAAAAACAATCAGAGGAGTTACAAAATTTAATCGAATCTATGCGTCTCTTACAAGAAATACGAAAGGACGCAGAGACGTATATTTCAGTTGTGTGGAAAGATCTAAAACGAAAATTTCGCCCGAAACAAATCGTTTATGTTGATCCAGACAGAGGTGAAATTAAACCGCTGAAAACAACCGTTAACCGTGTTGAAAACGAATGGTTGTACACAGATCATGGACGGTTCAACATAAAATGGATTTTGTATGTGGAGAATATTACCTTTAAGAAAATGAATATTCAAACATTCGATGTCTACAAACGTGTAAAACGGAATATTGACAAACTTAGAAATATGGATATAATTTCTTCGGACAAGAACTACAATCATGCGAGAGATATCATGGAGTTGGAACGTTGTATGTCTGTCTTGAAGGATAAGATATCACCGGAAACTTCTATACTGTATGAAGAATATCAAAAACAATTGGACGTTCTGAAAGCAAATGATTTTGTCACAAAAAGTGAAGTACCCACATTGAAAGGAAAAATGGCAGCGGGCGTTTTGTCAACCGATGACCCGTTGACATTGATTGAGTTCATCACACAAAACGATTTTGACCATTCCGAACTCATTCCGCTATTGACTTGCTTTCTTCGGCAAAAGAAAAACTATGACCCTCCGGGACCCTTGTCTTATCGGAAAATAGTAGCCATACAAAAGAATATGTGGAAACGGAAAAACGAAACGTTAGGGACAACGATGATTGAACCAATGAAGTTGTGGATGACTGGTCACAGCGTTTCGCATATTGTTGAAAATTGTGATATCAGCGTCGGTCACTTTTGTAAAGAAGCCTTGCGAATGAAAGAACTGTTGAGTCAACTCAGCGACACTTGTGAAAAAGTGGGGAACGTGGAATTGGAACAGATGTGTCGCACTCAAAATGAGAAATTACAAAGAGGATTGCCCTTTTTGCAAAGTTCATTTCTAAAGTAAATAAAAATTATATAAATAGGAAAAGTAGAATGGCGGATATTGTTCGCGATAATTTAAATGTTGCTTTTTGTTTTAGAGAAATATGGGATATCTATACATCTTTTTTATCATTGAACGATATCTTGTCGGTGTCCGTTCTTAATAAAGAAATTCATCGAGTGGCAGACACACACGGGTTTGATGGTATTCTGGAAACCTTTGATATTTATAAGATAACCAAATTTATGTGTACGGGAGACAATGGGAAAGTCACGCTAGATGGTTCTGAAAGGAACACTCACTTACATACCAAAAGCATGCTAAGTATTCTAAAACGGGAGCATTTGTTTGTAGACGTTCACGTTAATACTACCCAACCAGACACTTTGTTGTCGCGATTGAGTATTGTACCCTCTTTGATAGAATTAAAGTATCAATCGTTTAGTGTGTATGCTAATTCAATCCCGTATGTTATACGACATCAACCGTACTATAAGATAACAATTCCTTGGACACAATTAATATCATGGGGATACGAAAAAACAGAAAATAATAAAGAAATTTTAATTGCTCATTTACACGAAAATCGCTTCTCAATTTTCAGTTTGCACTTTGTGTTAGACCACAGAACGTGTGCGCGTGATTTAGAGAAATTTATGATGTCTAGGTGTTACGTCCTTAAATTATTACTCAATGGGTCGTTTGGGTACGTACTACGTTTAGACCGCAATGTGAAAGACATACAGGCAAAGTGAGAAGAAAATCAATGTAAATCCTACATATAATAATCTATCCTTGCGCCGTATTATTTCCATAAAAGCACTGAAAGTGAACTCTTCTTTGTAGATAGATTCTAGAGATTCATGCATGACTTGAATCCACGTATTTTTCCATCGCACCAACAAATCTTGGAGACTTAGTTTTGTGAATTCATTCTTGTACTGAATATGGCGCGTCTTGTTACTGTCATGGGTGAGGGTTGTTAAAATTGCTCGCTCCATCGGTTCTAGATACTGAAATGGAATGGATTTCTTTTTGATTTCGTCCATTTTCTTTTTATCTGAATTTTCTGACGACACCTTCAACGTACGTGGTTTCATAGGGAAATCTACCTTTTTGTAATTATTGATATCCATATCAAACCGTTTGATTGGTTTTGTGTTTGTGTTTGTGTTTGGTTTTGATTTTGTCTGCGTGTTTGTAGGGTTCACTCTTGATGGAGGAACGTCTGTAAAAAAATCCATATTGTCTTATGTATTATATTTCTAACACACTTTTTTTTTAGAATTTTGTTGATTGGATTCATCTGAGTCAAATTATAAATAATTGATAATATCGACTTGGGCGACCATATGTCTTCGACAACAATACCGAGTTAAACCGAGAGAATCCATTGCTTTTTTTTCTGGCGTGTTGAGAATCCGGGGGTCAGTAATATTCTCTGCTGAAATAATTAAAGAATCTTCATCCCCGATTTTCCTTTCTTTTTTCACCTTTTCAACATATGTTCGGTACTTTGAGGCAAGTACGTTTCCACACGTAAAACAACGAATTGGAATAATCATAGTAACCGTAAGTAAGTGTTGTGTGGTTGTTATATATTGTGTTCTTATATTTTATGTTTGTTTTAAAAATCATTTTTTTAAATTCCCAATTTTGTTGAGATCATATCTTTTATTGCGCATATTTGGCGTTCTTCTATAATTTCTTTCATTTCGTCTTGAGTTGGCATAGATTTATTGATCAATGCGCATTCCACAGCATTGAAAATTTCTTTTTGTTCTTGTGTGGACTTTGTACGAACATGATTCAGTCCGTACTGTGTGTACTCTAATGAAGGGTGTTCTTTGATACACTGTTCAAACTCAGTTTTGTTTTTATCAATGACACACACAACAATATCTTTACGCGGATAATCCTTCATGTTTCCTTCACCATCACTGATTTTTGCAAACTTGGTTCTGTCGTTCTTTAAGAGTACAGTATGGTTTTGTGGATACATAGGGTCATTATATGTGAGCTGTGTTAATTTCACCATTGATTGGGTGTAGTCGTTCTGCTTTAAACAATACAAAATAGTGGTTTTTAAATGGTCTATATTTTCCATACCGAACGCATTAATGTGAATGTTGTTGGTGTTATTATTATTGATGGTTGTATTTGAAAAGTGGATATTTGTAATATTGTGCGCAATTTGATTTGTAATCACAGATTTTAGTTGTTTGTTTTCTTCTTCTAACTTTTTGATCTGATTATTTTTGCGCGCTTCTCTACAGGAAAGTCTCTTATGACGATTCATATTACTGTTTGTAGAAAACGTTTTCTCACAATGTTCGCACACCCATTTATTAGACAAGTTATTCAATGTAGAGGTAGTGAATGTGGAAGGATTTTCAGATGATTCGGAATGATTCTGTAGTTTGATACATTTACGTTTCCGGTTCATGTGCCTTTTGAGGTTAGTTTTTAGAGTAGTGGTATAGACTTTACACCACGGACACGCGTAAGTCATATCAGATTATGTTATTATTATCTATAAATGATTATTATTTTTCCGTTAATTTTATTCATCTCACCATTGTTTAAGTTTATTCAAAATGAATAAAAAGGATTGTCATTATTCCTGGAAACAAGTGGAAACAAGTGGAAACAACACTAAAAAAGAATTTGAAAAAAAAAATTGAAAAATTATGAGAGAGAAAAAATCTCCGCGCGAGAATTATTCGTTTTATTCAAATTGAATATCAAAAACGAATAATTTTTGATTTGCTACCTTTTAAAAATATTTTGTAATCATGGCACCATCTGTGGTGGTACATAGTCACATTGCTCTTTCAAAACGTTTGGCGAAAAATCACAAAAATGGTAAAAAAGAGCTCAAAATAGAATCATTTAGAATCATTTTTAGAATCCCCTAGAATCTTTTTTTTTGTTTCCACTTGTTTCCACTTGTTTTTTTTCATGATTTATGACGTTTTTTTCATTGTTTTGTGTGATTTTCTGAATTCAGTGAATTAAATTTTGTTTTTAATTTTTGTTTTGTAATGATACGAATTGTAATGGTAAGAATATCGTTTCAATTGTTTTCGTTTTGGATAAGGACTTCGTAGATAAAAAGGAATGCTAGTCGTAAATGCTTTGCGTTGATTTGTTTCCCACGACATCTTCTTTATGCCTATGTGTAGTGTTGACCGTGGTGCAAATCGGAGTTGATTTCTGAGTTATTTGTTGTGTTTTGACTTAATAAAAGAAAGAAAAGAATAAAAAGGCATTCATTTTTTTGTCGTTTGTTTACTCCGTTTAATTTACATAATGGTTGTTTGTTGTTCGTTGTTTGTTTGCTACTTGTTTGCTGGTTGTCTCTGTACTATCCTTCGTAGTTAAAAATTCTTTCTCTTCCGTGAATTCGGTTTGTTTTTTCAATAAATTTGAAAATAAGACAAGTCATATGGTTAATTAAAAGGACACCCAACAAAACCATCAACATAACTATATCCGGTACCAAAATAAACATGAAAACACACACGGTTAATGATGGGATAGACAGAGATAATCGTTTACACACTTTTCTACAAATTTTTTTTTTCCTTTCTGCGTATCTTGTGAAAACATACATGGTATATAGAAATAGGGGACATGTTGTACTGACTAGACTAATCAGATAGGAACGTTCTATGAGTCGTATATATTCGTATTCGTAGTTAAAATGATCATTATGTCTTAACGAAGTTTCATATTTTGCAGTAAATATTACAATGGATAGAATAATTGTGAAAAATTGTTGTAAGATGAATAAAAGGGTTGTGTTAAAGTCAATGTTGATACACCAATGGTGAAAAAAGTGGCATTGTTTCGGACGGATGCGGTAAGAGGCATGACACACCAAGCATTTTGTAGCTGCTTCTGGATTAGTACTTAATTCTCTCCACGAGTTCAAACATTCTTGGTGTACATATTTTGATGTTCCCGAGCAAAAACATGGGTATATTAGTTTATCCGCGGATTTTTCTTCCTGTAAACAGATTCTACACATAAAAGTAGGGGGTGGAAGATCAAGTTCGAGATTATTCTCTAAATCAGGATGATTAAGTTTTTCTTCAACGCTTGACTCGGCGATTTCGCACACATGCAACGCCATTTCATGTTCTTTATACTCTTCAACGCTACCATGTTCCATAACAATAGTAGGATAAGTATTACGAAGAGGATTAATATGTTAGATTGACGTAAGTTTAAATAGTTGGGACACTATTTAAAAAAATGAATGAAAAAGATTGTATGCTTCAATATTTACAAACAGTTAAAAACTAACACACAATGAGTCAAAAACAGCAATACAAAAAATTAAGTCACGTGGAGCATGTGTACGAACTTCCCGATTCATATGTGGGTAGTGTTGATTCCACTGAACTGGAGACGTATATTGTAAATGAAAACAACGAAGTGTTGCTGAAAAAGATAGATTACGTTCCCGCATTGTTTAAGATATATGATGAAATTTTAGTGAACGCAGAAGACCAGTATATCCGTGAGATGAAGTCAAAAACCTTACCAGTAACTCAAATCCATATTACCATTGATGTAGAGAGCAACTGTATTTCTGTGATGAATGACGGAAAAGGTATTCCTATCCATAAAATGAAAGAGTACAAAAAATATCCGGCGGAACTTATTTTCGGTGAATTGTTGACCAGTTCTAATTATGACAAAAATGAAGAAAAGGTTACAGGAGGAAAAAATGGGTATGGGGCAAAACTTACGAATATATTTTCAACACAATTCAGTGTGGAATCCGTTGACCATGTACGCAAGTTGCGCTTATCACAAACATACACAAACAATATGAAAACTAAAAATGATCCTATGGTGGAACCATATGATGGACACCCGTATACGAAAATTACATTTTACCCCGATTTAGCGCGTTTCGATTTGACCAAAATCAGCGAGGATATGGTGGGACTTATGAAGAAACGTGCCTATGATGTTGCCGCGTGGACGGATTCATCTGTGAGCGTCTTCTATAACGGGGCATTGATTGAGTGTGCTAATTTTGAAGAATATGCTTCTCTCTTTCTTGGACCACCAGATATACGTCCACGTGTCTATAAACGTTTTAATTCAAATTGGGAAATAACTGCTACCTACAACGTGAATGAAATTTTCCAGCAGATATCTTTTGTGAACGGCATCAATACAATTAGAGGAGGAAAACACGTGGATTATATTTCAAACCAAATTTGTAAACAAGTAGCAGAATATATATCTAAAAAACGGAAACTCAATATTAAACCAGTGTATGTAAAAAATCAGTTGATGCTCTTTGTAAAATCAACAATTGTGAATCCATCGTTTGATGGACAAACGAAGGAAACATTGACGACGGCTGTATCTAAATTTGGTTCAACGTGTACGATTGATTCTAAGTTTATACAACAACTTTTGAAAACGGGAATCGAGGAGCGTATTGTTCAACATGCGGAATATAAAAATAATAAATCTCTTAAGAAAACGGATGGGAAGAAGACGACGCATATTAAAGGGATTCCTAAGTTGTGTGATGCAAACATGGCGGGGGGGAGATATTCGCGGAAATGTACTTTGATTCTTACAGAGGGAGATTCAGCAAAGACAATGGCTATCGCGGGTTTGAGTGAAGTTGGTCGCGACTATTATGGCGTGTTTCCATTGCGAGGAAAGTTACTGAATGTGAAAGATGCTGACATTAACAAAATTGTGAAAAATGCGGAAATTGCAAACATTAAGAAAATTCTAGGTTTAAAATCTGGGGAAATTTACTCGGACCAAATTGATCCGTGGCCGCTGCGATATGGAAAACTCATTATTATGACGGATCAAGATGTAGATGGTTCGCATATCAAGGGATTGGTCATGAACGTATTTCATTCACACTGGCGTTCTCTATTACAGATGAACTTCATTACCTCTCTTCTTACACCCATTGTCAAGGTATCCAAAAATCGGAAAACGATTGCCTTTTATACCCTAACAGACTATGAGCGATGGAAGTCAAAGACGGCAAACGGAAAAGGGTGGAAAATCAAGTATTATAAGGGTCTTGGAACAAGTACAACAAAAGAAGCAAAAGAGTACTTTAAGCGGATGAAGTTGGTGACTTACGATTGGGATTCAACCTATTCTGATAACGCAATAGACCTTGCTTTCAATAAGAGCAGAGCGGATGACAGAAAGGTGTGGTTAAATAACTATAATCGTGAAGAAATTTTAGACAGTAAGGTTGATAATGTTTCCTATAATGACTTCATTAATAAGGATTTTATACATTTTTCAAATTACAACATCATTCGTTCTATCCCATCATTAATGGACGGATTGAAACCATCTCAGCGAAAGATTCTATTTGCCTGTTTTAAACGGAATTTGACGAAGGAAATTAAGGTTGCGCAATTAGCGGGTTATGTGAGTGAAAACGCCGCCTACCATCATGGCGAAACTAGTCTACAAGATACTATCGTAGGATTGGCACAAGATTTTGTAGGTTCAAATAATCTGAATCTTCTATTACCGAATGGTACCTTTGGCAGTCGCTTACAAGGCGGTAAAGATGCTGCTAGTGCTCGTTATATTTATACGTGTCTGAATCCTTTGACAAATTTGCTGTTCAGAAAAGAAGATTTTCCTATATTAAAATATTTGGATGATGATGGACTTCCGATTGAGCCAGAATTCTACCTTCCTATTCTTCCAACCGTTCTTATCAATGGAGCAAAGGGAATTGGTACGGGTTACTCAACCTCTATTCCAATGTTCAATCCATTGGATATCATTCATAATATGAAAATGCGCATCCAAGGCAAACCTTTGCGTAATTTGACACCGTGGTTTGCGGGTTTCAAAGGAACGGTGATTGAAAACGATAATGAATCGGGAAGCGGAACAGAAGACACCGGTGGACACAGTAAAGTGAAAACGTGGACTACAAAGGGTGTATATGAAATGGTTAATGCGAATACCATTAAAATTACAGAACTTCCTATTGGAACATGGACCGAAAAATACAAGGAGTTTCTAGAGTCAATCTTAGTCGATACAAAATCCGGAGCAAAGAAAAAGAAAAATATTTTGAAAAGTTACGTTGATCATTCCACGGATTCCGAAGTCCAATTAATCTTGAAATTTGATTATAAAGATGTTCTCGCTTTGCGCAAAGAAGAAGTACGTGGCGGAATTGATGGGATAGAAAGAGCACTTCGTTTGACAACAAAGAAGGCAACCTCTATGGGGAATGTACATCTCTACAATGAAAATGTTAACATCAAAAAATATAATTCTACGGATGACATTTTCAATGAGTTCTACTCAGCACGTTATCGTTTATACCAAGAACGTCGTCTATTCCAATTAGATGCTTTGCAAAAAACAATGCGTTTAATTAGTGAACGAGTGCGGTTTATTCTAGAAATCATAGAAGGGACGATTGATTTGCGGAAAAAGAAAACGACAGTTGTGGAAGAAATGTTACAAGCGAAGAACTATCCGCGTCTTGGAACAAATACCAATTACGATTATCTAGTCAGACTTCCATTACAATCATTGACTGAAGAAAAAGTAGAGGATTTAACAAAAGAACGTGATGATTTACTGAGAGAATTGGAAGTATTACAAAATACTACAGAAGAGCAGATGTGGTTAAACGAACTTGAAGAATTTGCGGTTGCGTATAAAAAGAGAAAGAAGAAAACAACAAAAAAGAAAAGAGTAAAACGAGTGACATCACGAAAATAAAACTAGAATAACACAGAATAAAACTGAAACGATATTATTTTTATTTTTATTCTAGTTTTGTGTTGATTAAAAGTTTAACTTTGGTTTAATATAAATTTAAAAGTCAACGTCAAGAGAGAATGACATTTCATCGGATGTTTTTCCGACAGAACTCATAGAATAGTTAGAGACGCGTTTCTCAAAGAAATTTTCTTTTGACGTGAGGGAAATGAGTTCCATAAAGTCAAATGGATTAGACACATTGTAAATGGGGGCATGACCCAACTGTAAAATGAGTCTGTCCGCGACAAATTCAATGTATTGTTTCATTAAATCGCTGTTCATACCAATTAGATGACATGGTACTGCTTGGGTAATGAATTCTTGCTCGATGGATACTGCTTCACGAATAATGGCCTCAATTTGTTTTTGCGATAATTTTTTTTCCAACATGGAATACAATAGCACAGCGAAATCGGTATGCATTCCTTCATCGCGACTGATAAGTTCGTTGCTAAATGTGAGTCCGGGCATGAGTCCTCGTTTTTTTAACCAAAAGATTGCGCAAAATGACCCACTGAAGAAAATACCTTCTATGGAAGCGAAAGCAATCAAGCGTGTGGCAAATGATGATTGTTTATCTTCCATCCATTTTATGGCCCAACGAGCCTTTTTCTGAATACAAGGAACGGTTTCTACGGCAGTAAATAGCTCATGCTTTTCCTTAGAATCCGAGATGTAGGTATCGATCAAAAGAGAATATACTTCACTATGAATCTGTTCCATTGTTGATTGAAATTGATAGCAAAACTGTGCTTCTGTCAACTTGACTTCTGTTGCAAAACGAGAAATAACGTTATCTAACACAATGGCATCGCTCGCGGCAAAAAAGGCAAGGATCCACTTTATAAACTTTTGTTCTGGTTGTGTCAGTTTACGCCAATCATTCATGTCTTTGGAAAAATCAATTTCTTCGGCCGTCCAGAAGCATGCGACTTGCTTTTTGTATTCGTTCCAAATGTTATGGTATTGAATAGGGAAAAGCACAAGGCGACTGTTGCGTTCATCAAGCAATGGTTCTTTTTTCGGTATTGAATCCGACTGTACAATTTGTTGATTCATAATTTTCTATTTTCTTTTATAGTTATAACTTACGATTTTTTTTACGTATCATAATTATTAAATTTGACTTTAAACATATTTTCTAATATTCTATCCTCCTCTTCGGCCTCCTTTGAAGCACTTAAAACGGCGGCTTCATAGTCGGTCATGTTGTTGTCAAAATTGAATTCATCGGCAGAAAAATACACATCATAATCATCATAATTTGGGATGTAAAATGATTTTGTTCTTCGGCTTCTATTATTTTGTTGAGATGGACGCTTGTGTGAAGGTTGTTTTGGAATGAATGTTTTTCTGGCACAAATAGGTCGGGGAGGGGGTGGGGGAGTATTTGTGATAAAATGATGTGAAAGATTTCCATGTGAATGATCTGTTTCTGAAAAACAACACCCCATAGTTTGAATTTTGGTGGTTTGTGGATGAGGAAATGTTCTGTTCTCTATAGAATTATACAATCTATTTTTAAATCTTTCAGCGGCGGGACAAGTTTTTTTGCTTTTTCTTATTATATTGATAAAATGGACTTTGTATTCGGTTTGTTCGGAGGATTTGTTCTTACGGGAATGGTTCAACAACATAATTTTCAGTACGATATTCTTAACAAAGGAGGAGGTGTCCCAATCAGAACATCTAAACGTACACATATCGTCATAGCACCTATTTTCAAAGATCTGAAAAATAGAACAACATTGACATCAAAACCAGAAATAACAGAGTTACTCATGGCCTTGCCCAGTATAGAAGAATCACAATCATACATCAAGGAAATGTTACATATCACATTGCCTTCTACCGAAAAAAATAAATACATTAAACTCTGTAACTACGCCGTGAATAACGACTACATTATTTCACAAATTTTAGAAAATGATTACATTTTTATGTTGTTTGCGGGAAAAAATAAACATATACGCGGACGATTACGTGGATTTGCTTTGGTAAAAGAAAAACAGAATGCGATGTTAATTGATGTGTTGTGTGCGCACAGCGGAGGAAAAGCTTTAATCAAGGCAGTTGAAAATTTCGCAATTCACAACAAAAAACGCTTTCTTGAGTTGTATGCGCTACGTCACGTAATTGATTATTATGATCATCTTCATTTCAAATTAATACCTGACAATGATCATTATGATATAGAACAAGCTACAACAACACATACAGAATATAAAAAAACAAAAGAACAAAATCGTACAAAAATATTAAAATTACTGCAAAATCGTGTGAACAAGCAGAAAAAAGTAGGAGGAAAATTAGAACATCCAGATGGATGTATACAACAAAATAACACGTATGACATGACAATATGTAGCATAAACGGATTTCGAATGATTAAACAACTTCACTAATCTAACAAACAATTTTTGGTGGTTTCATAATACTTTTAATGATACTTCACACGTGTGTTTATTTGTTTTCGGTAATATGTAACACAGCATTCGATTCGCGTCATGAATACGGATTTTACCGGAAAATGCGTCCTCAGACAAAATGTACTCTTGAACGATTTTTTGAAACTTTTGAATGTCCGGATGATTTTTGTGTAAACCCAATTGTCGTAATTTTAAATAAATGGAACGAATTTCGTTTATTTTTTCTGTTTGACTTTTCAACATCGATTTTATGTTCGTGTCGTATGGACTTTGCTGCGCGAATTTGGTTTATGTAGATTTTTGTTGTTGGTGTAAGGGGATGGGGATGTTTAATAGTGGAGTAATTTAACGTGTTCGTCACCATTGGAATCCATCCAGTAGAGATCAATTGTGGTGGTGTTGTCTGTTGCGTTGTCAGAATGATTCAATTGTGGTACAATATAGGTATTATCCGAATATACAAAGTGTTTAAATGAATTCTCGTACTCATCAATGGTTGTGAGTTGGGAATGAAATGTTCCGTCCGGTCCAGCGTATTCATTTAAAAGAGCTGTGTAGTCGGTCTCCTTTTCAATTTCAATGTCCTTGTCTTGTTTTGTAATTTTTACATGCGAGTATAAAATAAATTCACACTCAACCGGAACGTATTGTAAGTTTTCAAGAGCGATACACATTTGTTGAATGGACCGATGTAATGGAACGACAACACGATATTTCTTATTTTCTAAGTAATACCATATTTCGGTTCTCTGATTATTGGTTAAAGGTACTGTTAGCATACCATCGTCGGGAGATAACAAGTAATATTCAAATAGTTTTCCTTGTTTTAAAATATGTGTTATTTTGGGATGCGGATTGACTTGTACTGATGGAGACAAATATTTTGTGAAAACAATCGACACGTTGAAATAGATGCGAAATATGAATCGTGCTAAGATTGAAAAGTATGGCAGAACTGTACATAAAACAGAGTAAAAAGGGGATAAAATTTTGTTGATGATAAACGACATTAGTTTCCTATATTATGTGTCAGTCAGTTACGATTAAGTACATTATGATTTATTGTAAACATTAATCGTACTTATTAAAGTAAACCTCTCGCATTTGTATCATTTTATAATCGTCTATTAACTTGTTGTTGAATTGTCGAAAGGGAACACCTTGTAACATATTGATTAAAAAGTGGATGGAATATACACCGCACTCCGCACCTCCTATTTGATGTGGTTTTTTATTTCGAAGAATTTTTACTTTTGTTTTGAGTTCTGACTGAATTGAATCAATGTACTTTTTAATTCTTTTCGGCATTTCTCTACCGATCGAGTCAAAATAGATAAGTACTGGTTTTTTCTTGTTGGTGTGATTTAGCTTTCCGTACAATGACACCCAATGTTCTCCTTCGGTACCGTCTTTTCCTGTATTGAAAACAATACCAAATTGTTCTATATTTTTACCCAGTTTAGATTTTGAAAATGAACACAGTTGCTCCAAGGATGTGTAGTCGTGGTTGTGACCCCGATATGATGTAGCAATACATTCATCTTTGAAATATGATTTCTTATCTGAAAAATCAATCGGTACAACGCCGAAAAATGAAAACTGGTATTGGGGAGTTTCATATTGTTTCATTACGTTCCATATATCATGAGAACTTAACCAGTTTTTCGTGGAGGCATTGTTCGGATACCATAACATGGAAGTTTTTTGCTTGGTGTTGTCAAACCATTCATTCGGCCACAAAGGGCGAAATACATCGTGATCTTGCGTGTCTCGTGCAAACTGTGCGAGTTGTGATAGTGTGAGCCAACATTGTTCATTGCGCTTTTTACATTTTGTATGTTTATTTATGGTGGATGATACCGTTTCCCAAATTTCACATTTACGCATAGTAGAGCGCAATTTTATCGGGTGATTGGGTTCGGATTCGTTCCACACAGTCGCAATGGTGCGTAGTTGTTTAATGGTAAAACACGAACATGTATTTTTGTCATTGAGTTTATTCAGTTTTTCAACTTGTTTGGGCGCACATCTCATTAAATTATTGCTTGGAGTCTTCGTCTTCGTTTTTTGTTTTTTGCTCATATTACTTTTTGATTTGATGTTTTTTATTTTTATTAATATTAACATCATATTTTATTACTTTTTTTCGTAACATTTTAAGGAACCATCCGGTGTCTTCGTCTACGACATCATGGACGGTGTGATAAGAACCAACATTCTGTGTAATTTTACGCGATAACCCAGATGAATTTTGTCCATGGAAAAAGGCTACCGATACGAATTGATACGGAATATGTTTCATGACTGGTTGTCTATACCTCAGAAAGTGTGCGTATTCTCCTGAGCGGTCTTGTGAGTGGAAGTTACGAGATGTCCAAAAGGATTTCCAAAATGCCATAGTGGACTCAGTGAAAAACTCTTTCCCATTACTTATAAAAGAACTTTTGTCGGTTGTCAAATCGTATGCGCCCATAGACGAACATCCAACGCATTGTACCCCTTCTTTCTTGTACTGGAGTAGCGTTTTTACACGACTTAATACATGTTCTGGAACATAGTAATCGTCATCATCCATAAACACAATAATATCATTATTTGCCATCATCGAACAACATAGATTGCGTTTTTGACCTATAGAGAGAGCTTTTCCTCCCGTGTCAAGCTTCGTATATTTAATTCTTTCATCATTGGATGGGATTAAATCTTTTAAATCGTCATCTCCATCATCCATAATAACCCATTCTATTTTATCTTTAGGATAGATGGTCGTCTGCCAGTTTCTTAAAGGTAACGAGAAAAGATGTCTTCGATTTCTGGTTGGAGTTACAACAGATACAGTAGGTAAATCGGCGTCCTCTATTTTGGGTAGAACCAGTGAAAAACCATTTTCATCCGTTTTGGTTTCTGCAGATGGTACTGGCAAAGGAATGTACCACGCGTGTTTTCGTTTCTTGCGTCGTTTTTTTCGCTTGTTCGGTAATTCCTCTTGCGTTTGTTGTTCTTCGATGTTGTTTGTCATGTACTCTTTTTTAAAGGCATCTGGAATATTGAAAGATAGAGTTTTAACATACTTCAATGCTGACGATGTTTTCGTCTTTAGTTCATTCTGACCCTTTTTGGTATATAGAAAATGTGTACATGAACGAACCAGTTCTTTGGGGGTGTTTATGAAATGGACGGCCGCATCCCAATCTTTGTTTGTTGGTTGATAACGACCCCTTTCGGAAATCACGCATTTCTTTTGACACACAGCATACAATATGCGCGGAATCTCTAAAATAGCGCTGTTGGAATGGTGGATATTAAGAATAAGTTTGGAACGAGCGACAAGAGCTGCACGTTCTTTATTCCATACCGAGTTCTTTTCCCACACAATCCGGCATTTTTGGGGCATTTTTTCTCGTAATACACTGATATATTTCTCGCGTCTATTGGAATGAGAACCGAAAAAAAGGATGTCAATATTGTCCCCACTGCTGTTTTGAGTGGATACGTTCTCATCGTGTAAACAAGAGGCATAACTTAACGGAACATATTTCAGATTTGTTAAACGAAACATTTGACGCAACACTTTGATGTTTGAACGAGAAAAATCCCATACACTGTGTGCTTGGTGTAAGATATTGATATAACGGGGCGTCCAAATCGCATTATTTTGCATCCCTTTGACTGTCGTGCGTGTTTGCTCCAACTGATATACGATGTAATGTTTTGGTAATTTCTCTACACATTCATGGGCGCCGAATAAAATGTACATATCATCATCCTCTGAATTGATGGAATGTGTGATAGTACAATCACATTTGTTTTCTCGTAAAAATTGATACAGAGAAGTAGCAGCCTCTTTGAAGACAACGTGTTTTGCGTAGATTTTAATCATTGACAAGTTTGATTTCCGGGTAATCATAATAATGTTGTTACCTCTAAATCATTATAGATTCATTATAGATTCTATATATTCTATTCGCAGTACGTTGCAATAAAATTGGTGTGATACTGTTTAATTTCAAAATGAGGTAGTGTCATGTTAATGTATTTGCCATTGATTTTACAGAGGAGAAGACAGTACTCATTTTGTAGTCCAAAATATAATATGATATGATTGACGTTTGTTTGAAGATGAAAATGTAGTGCAGACAATATTGTTAGATCAGAAGAAGAATTTGGGTTCTTCATGAAAGTATTGTTTTTTTTGAAACTTTTCCAAATGTTGAGTATTTCTGAATTTTTAACATCGTATTTTATAGGAAATACTGTTTTTGGTGTGCTCGTTAATAATTGTTTTATGGTATGTGTTGTGATAAGATTCACCATCAACACGCGATAACGCTTGGGTAGATTATTTAATGTGGAGATATTTTTTTGTTGGTGAAGTAAGTCATTTTTTCATCTTATCGTTAATATTTTGGTTTTATTTTTCCCACACACACACTATCACACTATGATTCGACAGTCCTTGACATTTGAATTTTTAAAATTATAAATATTTTCAATTTATAAAAAAATGATTGATCTTATTTAAAAACGTCACTCACCATTACAACAAACACACAAACACACAAACACAAACATGTCTTACTCTATGAACATCAACCTTGCTAAGAACATTGACATCAATAAGATGACATTTTCTGAAATGAAGAAGAATGATTATGGTGGAGGATCTCTCTACGTTAACTATGAAAATAGGCCTCTCATTATTCAGACGCCGTATATGTCTACACCGTTTGGCGTGAGTGTTTTTGAACCAAATGATGGCGGTCCTGCGAAATATTCTCTAGACTTATCGTTCCGCGATGAAGAAACGAATAAGTCTGTCAATAGTCTTCTTACGATGCTGAATGCTTTTGATGATAAACTTATTAAGGAAGGACTTAAGAATTCTCTTCAGTGGTTCAAGACAAAACATACGTCGGCGGAAGTAATCAAGGCTCTCTATTCTTCGCAAGTGAGGTATTCTATTAACCGTGAAACGGGTGAAGTAAATACTCAGTACAAACCCACTTTCAAGGTTAAAGTTCCCTATCACAAAGACAAGTGTAATGTGGAAGTCTATAACGAAGAGAAAGAACGCGTTGAGTTTGAACATCTAGATGAGGTTGTTGGAAAGGGAAGTAAGGTGCGCGCGATTCTATCGTGTACGGGTGTGTGGTTTGCGGGTGGAAAATTCGGTGTATCATGGCGTATTCTCCATCTACAGGCAAAGGGGGGAAATGTTCTTCAGAACTTTGCTTTCCATGATGAAACGGATGACGAAAATGATGAAGATGGTGAAGAATATGATGAAAATATGTAAGTATTGGTGAAAACAATGTAAGATAGAAGCGTAATACGAGGTATATAGATAAGATATGGATATGAATTTGAAAATAAATTTTAATCTTTTTTTTACTTTTTTGCGTGTCTGTGAACTTTGATTGTTTTAAATTAAATGGTATGAGTCCATGATTAATTATTTTATCGTTATAAGTTATAATGATTTGTACGATTTTGAATTTTATAGTCACATTTTTGTGCGCATACATCAGCTTCAATGCACTCCGTTTTGATATGTTGTTTTCTATTTCAGTGATTACCGTATGTCTCATAATGATGTACAAAATGATGTTTTATTCGCCGTGTGGACGTGGACGAGTATTGTATGAGCGATTAAAGATGAAGAAGACAGACACCAAAGAAGAAAATAAACAAGTTATGAAAGAGGGAGCTAAAGTACCAGAAAAGGGTAAAGTTGAGGAGGAGACAAAACAAAAGGACAAGGCTGTGTTTCGTTTTATTTATGCTGATTGGTGTGGATACTGTGTTCGTACAAAACTGATTTGGAAAACGTTGGAAGAACAATATCCAATGGTAAACGGGTTCAATATAGACTATCAACTACTAGACAGTGAAGATTCGCAAAACAAAGCAATGATGAAAAAATTCAAAGTCAAAGCATACCCCTATATTGCTTTGGAGCACAATGGCGAAAACAAAGTGTATAAAGGAGAGCGTAGTGTCTCTGGTTTTGTTGAATTTCTAATCAGAGAACTTAGATGAACACGAATACAATATTAAAGCATTGCGAAGTAAATAATGTATATTGAAAAGACAAATGAATGCAAAAAACATTTTTGAAGAAGCGTCAGTTGTTCGTACATACCGATTAGACAAATTTGGACAAAACTCGCTGAGTATTTTAGAGAAAGAACACATGAATGACAAATTTTCAGAGTTTAAACAAAATCAACCGCGAATTTTTAATGAGATTATAACTAATGAATTGGATTGGGAAAAGTTTAAACAAATGGCGGAGATGGCTTTTTCCCTTCATTTACAATTACATTCAAATATGTCATCAAAAGAAGCACGTTCGGTCCGATTTTCATAAAAAATATATCCAATAGATACTATACAACCTTATGGAATACGTTGTAGTTGGAACATTAATTGGCGCTGGTTGGCTATGGCAGCGACAAAATAAAAATCCCTTTGATGGTAATATACCCAGAGGAGATATGCGTTTACATCAGACCCCTTATGAATCAAATCAGTTTTCTAGAGCACAAGAAATTACGCAAGAACGTGCAAATCAACATGTACCTCGCACACGCAAAGCAATTGAAAGTGCGCGGCGATTAAAATCCACGGAGGAAATGGTGCAGACATTAAGTGGAGAATCAATTCCCAAATCTCAATTCAAACATAAAAATATGAAACCGTTTTTCGGAAGTAAAATGACACAAAATATGAATATGAACCAGAATAAAACATTATTAGAGACATTTACAGGTACCGCACCATTGCCCGAGAAAAAAGAAGTGAAATCCTTCTTTGACCCTATGCCTCAACAACCACATGGAAGTACTATTTTGCAGGACTTAGAGCAGCAAAAGGGACGTTTCCAACCGTCGCAAAATAAACAAAACATATTGCCTTTTGAACAGAAACAAGTAAGTTCTGCTGGATCATATTCTGATTATGAACGGACGATGTTACGACCAAAAACTATCGAAGAGTTGCGTGGAGCATTGAATCCGAAAAACGTATACGGAGGACGAATTATTGCGGGTAAAAGTACGGTAGATGATAGGACTCTACAACCGGAAATGTTCAAACGAAAGGTGTCTAATGAAGTACAGAATAAGTATATTTTGAAAACAACCGGTGCTTTCAAGAAAACACAACAACACCCTGAAATTATTTTGAGAAATACGGACCGCAAAGATAATCCTAAATCATATGTGGGTAACGCTGCCCCTCCCACGGAAAAAATGGGTACAATACACAGTCAAGTATCTGACCCTCATAAGAAACAACTTCGTTCCACCGGAATATTAAATGCTGTGGCATCCGGACAATGGAAAGAAGGTGGAGGATTAGGCGATTATGGACGCAACAGTATCCGACCGGCGGAAATGAACGTTACTGAAAAGAAGGGCACGTTGTCTAATGTTGTGACGGCAGTAAAAGCGTTAGTTGCACCTTTCCAATCAGAGATCATGCCTACTATCCGTGAAGAATATGAGAAAAATACACATACCGGTAACTTAACAGGTCCTACGAAATTAACTCATTATGATCCGAAAGATGCGATGCGTACTACATTGCGTCAACAAACGTCTGATTCCTCATACACCGGTGTTGCTGGTTCTAAAAATCCGAGACATACTGCGAATGATATGGCGAATGCCTCGTTTAATGAATTAAAAGAATATTTGGAAACAAATCGTGCGCCTACTCAAACGGGGGTGAAACTAATGGCTGGACAAGAAACAGTGAATTCTACAAGGGACAGACAAAGTTATCACGAACCGCCTAATGCCGGCATCACAAAAATACGCGGTATCGTGCCTACGAAATCAAATACGCAACATCTTGCCAAACGTAATGAATATGGTAATCAATTGCGCTTAGACTCCTCTGTAATGGATGCGTTACAAGATAATCCCTATGCGACGTCTATCCAGGATGTATTTAAACGGTAAAGTGATTGTGTTGTGTTTTTGGAATCTCATCCATTTTATTTTAGATAAATTGCGTTTACTTTTTTTATTATTTTTGCGTTTCTAGTTTAACTTACCCCTATTGAAAATATGAATGTTTTGTTAGTGGAAACAAAGAAAGAATATACGAAATCATTATGTGTTGTTCTTCAACCACAAATCTATCGTGGTATTCGATCTATTTATGAAGATGCAGCAGTGGTTTCAAAAACAAATGTGTTGAGAACGTTTCAAAAATTACTGACTGGAATTCCAAAATGGGATAAAGCAACCATTTCACATGAATATGAACGTATTTGTAACGATTCTAAATGTAATTATTTAGATGATTTAATCACTGCGGTTTTTGTGTGTTACACGAAGGTATTGACAGCGGTTCAAGTTGGTAAAAAAAACGCACGAGTTGACTTAGATGTTCCCTCTGCCCAATCGTTTATTCACAAATGCTATATAGAAACGGCACGCCGCTTTTGGAAAGAGCCATATTTGTTAAGTCCGAACGTGAGCACACATAACTACCAACGCAATTTGCGTTTGTGTGAACAACTAATTGGTGATGCGATTGAAGAAACGATTCGTGCTCTTTTACCTATACAAAATATTATGAAACAGTACTTAGGAAATGTTGATGCGCACAGCGATGTTTCCAGCGTACGTACGGATATGACAGATAATACTTTCACCACAATCAGAGACATAATTCAGAATGACATAATTTCTCAAAATGATTTAATTCAGAATGACATAATTCAGAATGACATAATTCAGAATGACATAATTTCTCAAAATGACAACATAGATAATAATGTATTGGCAACAAATTTCAATTATACAACGGAAAAATTTTTGAATGAAGTCACCGATGATCAAACTCTTAACGACATACAAACGCATACCCACGTACAAGAAGAGCCCAACGTACAAGAAGAACCAAAAAGTTATGATATGGAACCTCGGGTTCAAGAACCAAAACCTATGATTACCCATACGAATGAATCAGTAGATTTGAACGAAAATGGCAATGGTAGAGATGATGAAGATAATGGTGGTGTTGGAAAAGAAAATAACAGTGAAAATGTATTAGAAAATGATACAAATGGCGATGGGTTAATGATTGCAACTGAAATTGAAAATACGAATGAAAATGAAAAAGTGGTAACCTTTGATAAGGTACCACAAAAAGTGCCTCAAACAATCCAAATAGAACTAGAGCGTGGAGAAGAAACAGATACTGTTCACGACCATACAGTTCAAAGTAATGGAAAAACACCGGAGATGGGGAAAACACCGGAGATGGGGAAAACACCGGAGATGGGGAAAACACCGGAGATGGGGAAAACACCGGAGATGGAAACAACAACCAATGTCAACGAAGAGCGATACGTGAACATGGACGTTAATGTAAGTAATGATAGTAACTCCAGCAATAATGACCGAATGATTGATATTCAAAACGAAATCAGAAATCTTGAAAAAGCATATGCCAACCAATTCCCACTGTTTGAAGATGCTGCGAAATTTTCTGAAAAAAATTCTATAAGTGAATCATAATAATAAATCAAATTTATAAATGTCTTTACTTGGAATTGTTGCCAAAAGTGTATGTATTGCTGTGATTGTAGTCTTTTTGTACTATGTTGATAATTCTACGGTTGCCCGTTATGAAAATGCTAAATTTTACTATAAGCGTACAATGATTGTGTCGGTCACTGTGTTCGCATTACTTTCAATTATTGACGCCCAGTCACTCGGAAAATCACCATCGGTAAAATCGACACGTGGTGGATTTGTAGCATCTTCTGTAAATGCAATCCAAACCGGAAATGCCCCTTTTTAAAGTAGCTACATGTAAATCTAATTAACAACAACAAAAAATACAAAACAAAAAACGAAATGGGGGTGTTGTGTTATGTATATGTTTCTGTTTTTCCTTTTATTTAATATGTCTTTTTAACGATAATTTGATGTTTTGATTTTGGTTTATCAAATATCGTATTATCTTCATCCACATCGTACTGTTTGTTGAAATTGTTGGTGTGATAATTCCAAAATTGAGACGCTCCAATTCTGAAATCAGGACAAACGTTTGCTTTGTACCAAAAAACTTGATCTTCTAATTTGTTACTTTTGGCATTGTTGTGGATGACAAGACATTCATAATTTTCCGTACATTGATCCATAATTTGATTGAACATGTCTAAATTGGGAAACATGCCCGCATACGATTCGTACAGACGCTTCCGATTGGCATAAATGTTTTCGCGTAAAATAAACACGTAATCAACATTTGTTCGGAGATTAGGAGGGATACCGAGCGCATACTGCATTGTAATAATGAATAACAGTTTGTAATGACGCCCATTCATAAACATACATCGGATATTTTTGTCTTTTACCCAGCTTTTGTCGTATAAACAGTCATCTAAGATAAGAAATGCACGTGGATCAATATTGGTTGACCCCCATTGTTCAAATTGCTGTTTCATATTCCGTAGAACTAACTTTTGTCGTTGGAGAACATTGGCAATTGTTTTAGGGTCTAACTCTCCGTGAATAAACAACCCAGGAACTATTTTTGAATAGAATTCATTCGCGCCTTCTGTTCCAGACACTACTGTACCAATAGGAAGGGATTTATGATGATAAAGAAGGTCTCTTACCAAAAAACTCTTCCCTGTTTGGCGTTTTCCTATGAAGAGAACAACACTATCTTCAGTGATTGAAGACATTTTAAATTTTTTCAAACGAATACTCATGACTCTTGTTATCGTTATTGTTTTCGGTCAATATATTTTTATTATGATTTGAACGTGTTATGATTATCGTATTTTCCAGCACATCCCTTTTGCTGCATCCATGGATCTGATTCTTCCATGACAGAAATATTTTCTTCTATTTCTGTTTTCGGTTCTTGGGGGTCGGCGTCATTCGCTACTTTTTTCATGATATTGTCCTTGTTTTGAGACCATACCATGTTTTTTTGTTCTTGATTTTCACGATAACTTTTCATGAGTGTGTTTAACTGATCATTTAAGTATTCTTGTTCCGAAATTTGACCAGGGGAAGGATCCCATGGTAACCAAAATCCAACTTGACCTACGAACACGTTAAACAAAGGGTCTTTTCGTTGAAGTTGTTTTGCACGATATTTTGCTTCCACAATGTTATCATATACGCCACGGACTTTCAATCCACGCACGGACGTTGTGAAATCATTTGCTTCATGAAATTGCTTTTGAAGGCGTTCTTGCTCGCTAAAACAATATTCTTCATATTTACCTTTGAATGTTTCAAAAGATATTTGATCATCGTTTTCATTATTGAAAAGGGTCGCCGCTGAGTCTTTGAGAAAGTTATAAGTCTGAAAAAGTTCTTTATCGGCAATACATGATTCCGGGGATAAAAAAGACAGACAGACGTAGTTTTGACCAGGAATAGGGGTGTCATTTTCTAAAAAATCCGGTTCAGATTCTGTTTTTGTTTGTGTTTGGGTTTTCGTTTCTGCTTGCATTATTAGGATGTTGATATTGTTTGTTGAATAAAATATGTTTAAATGGATTTTAATCCTTTATTTGAAATAATGTGTACATATTAACATGATTAATTATCTAAACTATTATATATAAAAACAAAAACAAAAAAATGCAGTTGAATCTTCAAAAACTCGTCAAAGGTATTGACCTCCAAAAACTCGTCAACGTCTGGCTCAATAACCTCGTTGAAGCCGTCGCTCTTCTTGTTGTGTGCGCGTCTGGTTTGTGCAAAACGAAAGTTGCCATGAACAAAGCGGGTGCCAAACTCGCCGCGGTTGTCTCTCTTGCTCTTACTGTCGCCGATATCTACTCGCCTGAAATGGGACGCTCGCTCCGTCAGGGCGCTGGTTTCGGTGTTGGTGCCATGCTCGTTGGTTTCCCCTAAATTAAACACTTTTCACAAAAGTCCATTGTAATTCTGAACAAATATTTTTCCAAATCAAATCTTGTTGATATAATTTTTGCCTTGATTTTAACAAAGGAAAACATGGTATAAGTTCCGGCATTTGTAGTAATTCGACAAACTTATGAAGAACGTACGAATAACTTAAAAAGTTTTTCCGTTTGGGAGGACAATGTTTTAAAAAGGGGACTTGTATCATTTTGAACATTGCGCGCAATTTTTCTTCTGTTTCGTGGGAAATTATAGGCGGAGGGACTCCGTTTAATTTATTTATGATATGAGGTATGTGTTCGTAATATTTATTATATCCGAGTTTTTTCAGAAATCGGCGTATTCGTTTTGTATTGATTTTAGAGATGTCTGTGATTTTTTCCTTTTTTATTTCTTTTTGTAAATCTTCTATGATTTGGTCCGGAATATGGGTACTTTCTTTTGCTTGAAATTGAGACAACCATTCATTGAAATGATTGATTCTTTTATAGGCAAAAAAGGTGTACTCACGTGGTGGATCTTTGTACGACGGTTTATTTTGGTTCATCAACACATACTCTTGAACGCCACATTTGTTACAAAGTAAAATACTTTCACTTTCAATGAAAATCTTATGATTATGACACGTTTTACAATATTCAGTATATTGATCAATAATTGGTTTTTCGATACTGGTTTCGTCTTTTATTTCGTGCATATATGCTTTTATGATTTCATTCAAATTTTGCTTTTTTTTTCTTGGTCGCTTATGCGAGGCATTTGAAGTTTCTTGTTCTGATGGTTGACTGACTTCGGGAAATGATTGTGAAATAGAAGGACGAGTTGTTAGTGCTGATGATGCGTTTGACGTAGTTTGCGATGTTGGTGTGGTTGACGTAGAATTAAAAAAATCAATCACTGATTTGGACAAACGAATGTCGCGTTCCTTTTTGACGGGAGGCGATGGTTGGTCTTGATCCTTCTCTTTTTGACCATAATAATCGAATAAGATATGACCGGTTTTCAAAAAATATTCATTCTTAGCACATGTATTCTGTTCGATTTCTTGTTCGTATTGTTTGATTTTGTCTTGAATCTCAAAGTATCTTTCTATTTGTTCATCGGACATTTCACGACGAGGTATCGCCGATAATTTATCGTTTTCGCATTTCAGATTCTCGTATTTTTGCCGAATGTCCTTTTCTTTTTTTGAAAATTTTTCAAACGTTTTTAGTTGATTATTATGAGTTGTATCTATTGTCTTGCGCTGTTGCGATTGAGAGCGATTCTTTACTTTTTTCTTTGTGAACATTAATTTATTGAAATCTTGTAATCATTAGTTGTATTTACTTTGCCTTTTATTTATATTCTTTGTTTATTTTGTGCGCGTTTTTTAATATTTTTTTTCTTTGTCTAATGTATAACAAAAATATATAAAAATGGGAGGAGGACTCATGCAATTAGTCGCCTATGGCGCCCAAGATGTTTACCTAACGGGTAATCCGCAAATTACTTTCTTTAAAGTGGTATACCGCCGCCACACGAACTTCTCGATGGAATCGATTGAACAGACGTTCAACGGCAATCCGTCGGCGGGTTCCAAAGTTACCTGCACGGTTTCGCGCAACGGTGACTTGATCGGTCGCTGCTATTTGCAGCTTGACGTTGACAACTCGGGAGGTACCACGGACGTTGGTGTCCGTGACCTCATCGACTACGTTGAAGTCGAAATCGGTGGTCAGCGCATAGACAAACACTACGGTGAATGGCTCCATATCTGGAACGAACTTACGCAGGAAGAAGGCAAAAAAGCCGGTTACGCTGAAATGACGTCTGCTGCTGCTGCCGCTGCCGAAAAAACGCTCTACATTCCGCTAGAGTTCTGGTTCTGCCGCAACCCGGGTCTTGCGCTTCCGCTCATTGCCCTTCAGTACCACGAAGTCAAAATCAACGTCCAGTTCGCCTCGCAGGCTTTCTCGAAAGCGAAACTCTACGTTGACTACATCTACCTCGACACGGACGAACGCCGCCGCTTCGCCCAGATCAGCCACGAATACCTCATTGAGCAGCTTCAGTTCAACGGTGATGATTCCCTTGACAGTGGCAAAGTCCGCCTCAACTTCAACCACCCGTGCAAAGAACTTGTCTGGGTCTGCAAATCGAACGGTGATGCCAAAACGTTCAAAGGAACAGGTACCGTCAAACTCCAGCTCAACGGTCACGACCGCTTTTCTGCGCGCTCGGCCAAATACTTCTCGCGCGTTCAGCCTTACCAGCACCACGCCAACGTTCCGGCGGAAGAAATCAACGTTTACTCGTTCGGTCTCAAACCCGCTGAGCACCAACCTTCGGGCACTTGCAACATGAGCCGCATCGACAATGCCACGCTTCACCTTTCTGGTTCTGGTGGTGATAATGTCTCGGTCTACGCGGTCAACTACAACGTCCTCCGTATCATGTCTGGTATGGGTGGTATCGCGTACTCTAACTAAGTTAATTAAGATTACTTTAGGATAAATGGAGGGAAATAGGATAATGTAATAAAAAAATTTAAATATTTTAGTTTTTTATTTTGTTTTTGTTTATCTGCTTTTCGTTTTTCTGTTTATCTGTTTTGATTTGTGTATATGGGTGTGTGAATTAAAAAAATGATGACAATTTTATCAATTCAAAAAGGTAATTAAGAAAATTTAAGATCACAACACAAACAAAAAACAACAAAGAAACAACAATGAAGAATTTTATTTCTACCACACTTCATACTCTTGTGTATCATACTCGCTATTCCGGAGCACATGTAATCAACAAAGAAAACGTCGCAGAACATTCGTATTTCGTAACGCTGTTGGCCGATTTGATTGCAGAAGATATAGAAAAAAGAAAAAACGTAAAAGTAGACAGACTTATGATTTTGCGTATGGCCTTGTATCACGATACAGAGGAAGCATATACCGGCGACTTAATTACTCCGGTGAAAAATAGGTCGCACGATTTGAAGAAAGAATGGGACAAATTGTCTTCGCTCATGATGCAAGAAGGTTTACAGCACGATTTCAAAGGACAAGGTCACATCAAAAATTACATTATGAGTGTACATACCACGTATGAAACGTACAAACATGAAAAATTGGAAAATCAAATTGTAAAATTTTCAGATGGACTTCAATCGGTCATCTATTTGCTTAGAGAAATTGGATTTGGTAATCGCCATGTCAATTCAATTCTACAAAATGTGATTGAGACAATGGTTTCGCGTTTCGGAAAACATGAACTTTTGGGAAAGTACGTGACTGACTTGGAAAAAATAGTCCGAACATCCTTGGCAAAACAGGAACATTCTCCATTTCATATTAGTGCCGTTCAAAGTAAGGACACAGATAATCAAACGGAAAAATAGATAACATATAAAAAATTAATTGCGTACAATATATTATACGTACAAGGATATTATGGATAGACGCAATCTTTTGTACCAAAATCGGTTTATAAGGAACCCATTAGATAGACGAAATACACCTAGAAATAATCCCAATGTATTGAATCAGTATAATGTCTACTCGCAACATGCGAGAAATCCGCAACATATGGCGCAGCGCCGACGACAATCTAGAGAGCGTGAACGAAGCCGCACACAAAGTATGTTTGAAACACAGATACGTAAATCCAATGAACTAAACGAAAAACAAAAGTATGCTTCTTCTATCAACCAACAATTGAAGAGAACATCGGTTTCTATTGATAGCGCATTCCGGAAACAGACTCCGTCTTTCGTCGAAGGAACCTTGTTTTCAAGATTTATCAATTCTAACCAAATTCAGATACAAGAACTAAAAATTGACAAAATAAATGACGATATTCAACTTCAAATGACTGTACAAACACTGAATCTAAATCCGTTTCAAGAAAACAAAATTATAGAAGAACTGAGACATGATTTTTTTGTCATTATACACAATTTGACCGAATTTCCAGTTGAGCATGAGATACACACCAATGATTTTTTCATGGACATCCCTTTAAAACATTTGAATTATGATCCGAATATTGGTTATCCTATCCACAAATTAGTTTCTTATGAAATTGATGATGCGAACAACACAAAGAAACTGTCGTTTTCCCTGTCGTCCCAAATGCAAAATAATGGATACGGACATTTAGTATTTGGGCAACCCGCATATGATATCAACGATTTAAATTTGACGACGGTTGCTGTTCAACAAATTATTGATTATTCTCCGGGATTTCGGTATCCGAGTTTTTACTCCATTAATTTAGGTTATGTATTTAAAAATGTGGTCGCAGTACGTTTGACGAGTACAGTAATTCCCAATACGGCTTTCATGATCAATTCATCAGTCAATAAGAATAATAAGTTGTCTTGGGTAAATGAAAGTAGTAGGAGTCGTGTGAGCAGCAGTATTTTGTATTCGAAAGAATTGTTTGATTCTGTGACTGCTGGTTTGGGTATAGAACTGGGTGAAGAAAATGATCATATTCATGCGTTTACTGCGACAGTGAGTGGCCAAAATAAAGACTTTGTTCTCATTCAAAATGGAATTTCCAAATGGAATGAAATACGAGAATCGGATACGGATAACAAATTAACACACATGTTTTCACACGAGTTAGAGTTGAATAATCAAATAGATGGGGTACCGACAATTTCGGAGATTGTACCGATACCCGAAGAGAAAATAACGTTTACACAGACGGTTTCGCAGTATGCTACTCATACGATTACGCTAAAAGGGGGGAATTATTCCAGTGATGATTTGGCCACAGAAATTGAAAAAGAATTAAATCACGAACTGTCTACGTCAAATGTGTTCGATTTGGGTTTTAACAAATACAGTTGGAAACTCTCTCAATTTAATTCAGTGACCAAACGAAACGACTTATTCAAATTTCCAGACGGTCATGTTCCATTACTTGGTCGTTTTTTTGTGGATACAGATGAACTCAAAAAGATTATAACCATTTCACAATGTAAAACTCTTTACTTCAACAATGTTGTGACTTTGAATGAGTTTCAAATTCCGCAACATCAAGGTCCGTTGTACGTAAATTCTGGGATTCCATATCTATACGTTTTAGATCCAGGAACTCTATTGCAATCCGGAGATACCGTTCGTATAGAAAACTCGTTTGACATATTTAATCTCAAAGATAGCGAAATAAATAGAGAACATCGCATTATTGTTTGCTCTGTGTGGCGTTACACCATATCATTGACGAACACCGTTGATTCGCACCATGAACATCCCTTTCTTCTGTATGAAATCATTGGTCATGAAGAAACGGGCAAAATAGGTCGGATAATCCGATTTTCGCGCAGTGATGTAAGTAACCATAACAGTTTTGAAGTTGATATCGAAATGATTGATTCTGGGACGAGTAGTGTTTCTTATTTTGGTGATACGGATCAATTAAAATGTTTTACGTCGAATGCACAAGTGAGTGTATCGGGAACATCGGAACAAGTACACAACGCGCATGAGGGTTATTATATAAAATTGTCGCATGTCGTAAATAGGACTAATTTGGTGGGCATTGGAACGGAACAATTATTTATAGGACAACCTATTCCATTTAAGTTTTTGTTTGGAAAAGAAGAGAGTCCACGGGATGTACTGGGATTTAAGAGTGATTTAACGGGTGCGGAAGGTAATCTAAATGAAATTCAATGTGAACGGAGTGAATCAAACACCATACCGATTCATGATGTAGATATTCTTGATACGGTAGTTTTGGCCACGTGTGAAGATGAATCCGCATACTCCATTCAAGTTAGATGTGTGGAGCAGACGTTGTTCACACCGGGGGATCATATTTATTTGAGTCATCATCAACCCTTTTTAAATGAGCGTGAATATATGGGATTTAGTTTCAAAAAAATAGAGAAAAATGGAAGTAATCAAATTGTTCTTTACGTAGATGAGACGTCCTATCTAAATGAGCAAAATCCATATGGTCCAATACCACAAAATTCTCGTCCATTTCCCTTTTTGAAAGATGAAAATATTTACATTTGTAATCACGAGACTTTCCAAACCGTTTACGAAGATAAAGTTTATATCATCACGGCATTGGATTCAGTTCAATATACATATGCTCGTGGAGACGAATTTATATTAGTGCATCCAACTTTGGGAAATCTTATAGGTTCTGTTGTAAGCTCTGTTTTTGAATCAAAGAAAGTCCGTGTAGAGTTTGACATAAACAACATTTCTACGAATCAGACATTAAATAACGTTATGGTTGAAAAGGCCGTAGCAGAACGTGAAGGAAATCGGTTATATAAGAACGTTGGCATACCTAACAATTTTTATACGATTGAAGAAGTGTCTGCTGTAAATAAAACTCTGACAATTTCCGCAAACTGGTCTATCACAAAATTAGACGATGGAGTGCAATCATATGATGAATCTGGTTTTGGGAGATGTCTTCAACCGGATGTTGAAATAACCAGTGTAAGCGGTTCTGGTATTATTTCGTGTGGCGGTTTGGAAAGTGGACAAACCTTGTTTAATCCATTTGTTTCACAAATCGTATTTATCTATCCGGATGGTCAACAAGAAAAAGGACAATATTACAACACCATTCCGGACCCTTTACATCTGGCATTAAACCAAGTAAAAGTTCACCACACGTTTGAATCGAGTGTGAATGGAGTAGTTTATAATCGGATACGTATATGTACTTCCGCCACACGAACTGTTTTAAATGATCACAACGGATTTATTGTCACCTCTGTTGATGAAACAAAAACGAAGGTTACCATCAAAGTTCCAAAAGATTTGTTCGCCGCGGAAATTGCGACTGAAAACTGTCACAAAGTTGGATTGTTGAAACATTTAGATTTGTTGGATGTACTTGACTATGAATCAACGACAACTCTTACATCGAATCTTCTTCGGACATATGGTAGAGGTGGTAAAATTTTTATGAGAGAAGTAGATAAACCATATACAGTAGAAGACGAATATATGTATTTGTTATGTCCTACATTGAAAACGGTTCGAACAACAGAAATGAGTCCATTAGATAATGTGTTTGCTAAGATTTTACTCCCTGGAAAAAGTGGACAGTATATGTTCAATTCGTTTGTGTCTTCTCCGAAGATTTTTGACGAATTTCCACTTCGTGAATTACACACGCTTCAGTTTCATTTTGTCAATCAAAAAGGGGAAACGTTTAATTTTAACGAACTGGACCATTCTTTGTCGTTAGAAATCATAGAGTCTGTTGAAAGATTAGATTCACTTAATGTACAGATGACGAAGTAAATAAAGGTAAGTTCAAATTAAGAACCATTTTCTAAATTTTCTACCCGTTGTATTAGATCATTGATTTGCTGCTCTAAATTTGAGTTAGGTTGTGCGGCGGATGCAGTAGCGGCATTACCGTTAAACTGTGTGTCCGTTTTATTCAACTTGTCGTTTATTTGCTGCTCTAAATTTGAGTTAGGTTGTGCGGCGGATGCAGTAGCGGCATTACCATGAACGTTTCCATTGATCACTCCATTAACTTCTAAATCTCCGGTGACATTTATTTCGTTACTGGTAATCGTAGTCGTAACATTGATGACATTCGCATTAAGAGCGTTACTTGAAATAGTACTAGTAACCGTAATATTATTAGATCGCAAAAACTCTATAAAAGCTGTATTTGCTTCGAAAATATTCATGGTATTTTGAACGGAATTGACAGTGATATTTGATGTAATATTACCGGTTTCTTGGTCAACAGTTTGAAGATTTTTAGCGATAATATTGTCGCACGTCACTGTTCCGCTAATTTTTAGATTGTTTGTGAGTTGTTGTTGTTGGAAAAACGCGTTTATTTTAGGAGCGAACTTGTCTAATATTTTTGCGTTTTCATTACTGATGAGCATTGCAGTAGATGATAATTGATTGTCTTTTGTTGTGAAAAACGATTCTTCAAGACTGTATGGATTTGTCATGAGATCAAAACGTAAACGAGTTATATAGTAGTTAATTATTTTGTTTTTAAATTTTTTGTGATGACTGTTTCGTTATTTTTGTTTTAATTTTTTATGGTGAATAGATAAAATGTCCTCGAAACCATTTTATCAATTGACAACGCAAAATGGAAAACCTACGTTTTATACTGTGTTCGACAATATAGAAGATTACGAACGATTACACATTCGCGTCATGATTTATCATTTGAATTCTAAAGAATATACTAAAGTTACAAAAGAAATTAATACAGTTCACGGAAAACGTTCAATTGATGCGAATGAACCCTTAGAATTTATGAAGTACATCGTTATCTCTTGGAAAGGTCAAATTAGTGTTGTTGATATGGATACACTTCGTTACGTACACGCGCCAGAAGGGCAATCGTTACATAAAAAGTTAGTGTCTAGAACTGTCATTCAAGGAGACGAATTAAAGATACTACAATCTAAAAGTCGTCTATCCAGAGGTCCTTCTTTACATCATGGGGATACTACATTAAGACGCGCGCGATTAAGATTTGAAACGAAAAAGCACGGGTACGTAACACTTATTTTTAATACGTATACTGATCCGAATATAAGAAATGGGGTTCAACTAAGTGTGGAAAATAATGTACAAAAAAATACTATGTATGGCGCTTTTGTCTTCGCTACAAATCCGAAATATTTAATCTTAAAAAATGCCACAAAATTACCATCTATCCCTTCAAAAAAGAAATTTGAAGACATTTTAAATTCTACGTATTGGGTTGTGGATGATACGCCGAAAAAGTATATGAATAAAAACAATAACGACAAAATTTTAGTTCCGAAAGGAAAAGTGAAAAAGCAAAACTGGAATAAATTTTAACAATAATTTTACGTTAAGAAAATGTTGTCTTTTTTGATTTTTTTATTTTTATCTTTGTATAAAGTACCCGGAAACCATGTCTGAAACGTGGCAAAATAAGGGATTTAGCAGTGAAGCCGCTTATAATGCGGCCCAAACGAATAAAGGAACTCATAATGTCTATCAAATACCTCCCAATGCGACAACGTTTCGTCCTGTACTAAAAGTGTCTGCTCCATTTACACATACCAATGAAAATCCTTCCAACAATGACCAGTATCTTGCGACTGTTGAAATCGAAGGGAATGTGACGCAAGATGTATCTTTTGATTCAGCGAATTTGATTATTTTTAAAGATGATATTACGTTTGAATCAACCAGTACAGTATTTACTATTCGTTCTACAAATAATTCTGATTATGCGGGAGTAAAATTTAATCAAAATAATGATGATCTGCTTGTTGTCGATGGCGATGCTACGCAAGAAGTAGATGATATTTCTACGTGGCAATTTTTTGATGCCAATGATAATGTTGTAGGTGATGAAGTGGTTGTGGATGTTACAACTCCGGTGATTGTAATCAATGGTGGTTCTGCCCCGATTAATCATCAAGCCGGTACTACATACAATGATCCTGGAGCTGAATGGACGGATAATATTGATGGTAATGGTCAAGCAAACGTTAGTGGTACAGTTGATGTAAATACATCTGGTTCATATGAACTTGAATATTATGTGTCGGACGCTGCTGGAAATGTCGCCGCGTCGGTATTTCGTACAGTAAATGTAGTCGATACTTTAAAACCGGTAATTACTTTGACTGGTGTGGATAAAGTTGATTTACAAGCCGGATATGATCTAAGTACGTTGAATTCGTTTTTGGCATCCGGAATGAGTGCGTCCGATTCTTTCGACAACGCATTACCCAATATTAGTGTGAATAGTTCAGGTATTGTGAATACAGTTCCAGGAGAGTACAAAGTATCATACAACGTCAATGATGCTTCTGGAAATGCGGCAGTGACAAAATTTAGAACAGTTGTCGTCAAAGACACAGTTGCGCCATTGGTTACGCTTCTTGGCGAAAGTACATATTATCATGAAATTGGACGTGTATACAATGATGAATCTGTAACAAAATCAGATGCAACGGTAACCACATTAAGTGTATCTGGTTCTGTAAACCATAATCAACCCGGTACGTATACAATAGAATACACGGCAACCGATGCGGGCAATAATTCGTCCAGTGTTTTGCGTACTGTTATCGTACGTGATAAAAATACGGTAAGTATAGATGATATTGCTATTGATCAGATTACCAAAGAATCTCGGCGCAATGAACTTGTCTCCGTTAAAGGTAACGTATCCAGTATGAAATCTGTCGTACGCAATCTCAAACCTAAAATTCCTACTCGTTTTTCACGACAATTGACTAAGAGTTTTAAAGAACAAGTTCCCGATTTGTTTTCTGAACGTGCGAATACATTTAAACCTCACGAAGAACTTTCTATGTCTCGTCGTGAGCGAGATACTGACAACAACATTGAAAAACGAGACATGAATCGTATGGTTGGATTAAGTAGTTTCGTAACCCAGAAGAAAGTTTCGTTGAAAGACGTTGGTGAGGCTAAAGTTAAATCTACTAAAAAACGTGAATTCAAAACGGATATTTACAAAATTAATGAAAATACAGGAGAATCTGAACGTGTGACTGGGCATTCAACCGAATACGTTACTCTTTTACTTGAAGGTAATGAATCGCATAAATATTTGACCCAGTTTTATGCTAATGATGGTGCGACTAAAAAAGTACGTGGAATACATAAAAATGTAACTTATACGGCAAACATTTCATCTTATTTGAACTCTAATTCTAATAAGAAAGTTAATTTCATTCCGATTGTTGATGCGGAATTTAATTTGGCAGTAAGTGGTAGTCAAACGACGGTTCAAATGCCGAATTGGTTTCATAATTTTGTAGAAAATTTCACAGATGAAACGTGGAGTTCGAATGTGTCTACGAAGGAAACAGAAATGGGTGAGTACATCCGTGATAATTTTGTTTCAGAAGTTGTTTTGAAGGCGAGTGGTGTAGAGACGAATGAAGATGTATCATTTTCGTTCAAAAGTGACAATGTTTTGACAATGTCTTGGTCGGGATCAAGTGTGGATTCCGTTGAATTGTATGGTAACATGCCTTCTGTGAATCATACCAAGGCTCAGCTTCAACATGTATACACGGACCCTACGTTGACTGATATCACTGATTCTACTAATGTTGTGGAAATTTCGGATGCGAATGATGCGATTGTCGGTTTTACGGCAACGGCAGAATGCGTGTTCCATTTTACTGCGGGTGGTGCTTCGTTGAATATTGAAGATGGGGCGAATATCACTGTCGGGGCGAATTGTTTATTCGTTTTCGATCACGGAGTTGCTCCAGGTGCGAATTTCCAAGTATTTACCGTAGAAAATGGTTCTACATTACATAGCAATAATAGCGTACAATTATTACATTTACAAAGTGGACAATCAATTGGTACTGACCCACGAACGACTTATGCCAGTTCCATACATACAAAATCCATTGACGCAACGGGTCTTCTTGTTACAGATGTCGTACCTCCGGTGATTTCATTGAACGGTGATGCCACTATTGTTCACGAAGCGGGAACGGCATACACTGACCTTGGTGCCACATGGACCGATGTTGTGGACGGTAGCGGCAATGCCTCTGTCGGCGGTGCGACAGTTAATGTGAGCGCGTTGGGTGATTACGTGGTCGAGTACACCGTTTCAGATGCCGCGGGTAACGTGGCGACTCCTGTAACTCGCACAGTTACAGTATCCGATAGAACCAACCCCGTCATCACATTAACTGGCGATGCTTCCGTCACCATGGAAGCGGGAACGAACTATGTTGAGCTAAATGCCACAGCGACCGATTCATTCGATCAGAATCTTCCGGGCATTACCATTGATAGCAGTGCCATCCAGAACACT